AACTAAACCAAGCCATTAGAATGCCTTTGATTTTCTTTTCTTCTCGTTTAACACTGCACCTTGTCCTTTAACATCCATTTCAGGTTTTCCTGTACCAATGTAGTTAAAAGCCTTGTCAGCTGTTGTTCTAGATCTAGGATCTATCTCAATAGACTGATCAGCAACAGTAATGTCTACGCTTTTTGCGTAACCATCTTTGTTTACGAAAGTTTTATCTTCCTTCATGAGCTTTTTCTCCTATTTTTACTTTTACCAGCTTCAGAAAGTGCAATCGCAATCGCTTGTTTACGACTTTTTACCTTCTTTTTGCTTTTTCCAATGTTGAGTTCACCTTTTTTGAACTCTTTCATTACTTTTTTAACCTTTTTTTCTGCTTTTGTCATCTATTACTCGTCTCCTTTGATAATTACAGAAGAATTTGGTGCCATATCTTTAGCACTTGGTATTGTTTTTGACAAAATTGTTTTTTGGATCGATGTATTGGCTCTTAAGTTAGCTAATTCTTTATTCTGATCCATTTTATCTTCTGTATTCTGTTGATTCATCATCGCTCTCATCTTATCAAGGTCTAATCTCTCTTCGCCTTCCTTCTCTTTTCTCATATTCTCTTGTGCTCTTAGGTCTAATTCTCTTGCTCTTAATCTTGCAAGTGGGTCATTTGAAAAATCACCAAGTAATTTTTTCTCTTCCTTCATGTATTCTTCCATCATCTCTGCAATTAATACAGCTTTTCTTGACTCTATCTTCATATTAAAATCCATAACTTGTTGTTGCATCATAGGATCTTGTAAAGCTTGTGGATTTTGTTGCATTTGTTGTAGTGCAAGAATTTCTTTTTCAAATTCCATTTCAACTTGTTCTAAAGCCATTAAAGAAATGTGTTCAAAAATATTTTTTTGTAGTGCTGCGGTAACAACAGGGTTATTTCTTGCCATGTTTGTCGCCATAAAACTTAAGTGTGCTGTAATATGTGCTTGATGGTCTTGACCTTTGAAAGCTTGAAACGGTTGACCTCCTAAAGCTTGAATATGCTCTACAGCAGGATCCATAGGCATAGGTTTTTGTTGAGGCTTAAGAACAAGATCTATGTTCTTTACACCTAAAGCTTCGTACATATTTCTATACGCTTGATACATATTATGAATTCTTGGGTTAGAAGTGGCCAGTTGCAGTTCCGTTTGTGCAATAGATATCCTTTGAGATTGAGAGAAGATATTTGGATCTGCAACTGGGATGATGTCAACCTTATCATCAAAGTCTGATTTTTTAATCATACGTTGTCCACCTACGACATCGTATGGATATTCATCAGGTAGGTAAAGTTTGAACACTCTTGCCATAAGTTTAAATTCATTTTTAAGAGAGCTATATATTCTTTTGTGAATAGCAGACATTGTTCTGCTTCCCCTTTCTAGCAAAGCTACGGTCGTGCCCACAGCTGCTCTTTGATTTCCCTCTCCTACTTGCAGGTCGGCTATTGAAGCGAACCTTTGACCTGCAGAAACAACGACACCCATTAATTGCAATAAAGTTGCTGATGGTTCTTTAAAAGGTAACGTCATAAATGAATCTTTGATATTACCACCTGGTGCATCAACATCTCTAAATTCTCCTGGTTGTATAGATTGTGCATCATCTCTAATTCTGATGCCACGCATTTTAAATCCTGCTGGTAGGTTTGATAATGTACCCGCATCAAGTAAAGATCTTAATGCAGTTGTAGCTGTTCTAGATAATCCACCGATCATGTGAATTAATCCAAAACCGTAGAAACCTAAACCTGGTAAAAATTTAAAATGTACAAAGTATGGGATCTTTTGTTTTTTAGGATCTGCTATCTCGTAGTTTCTTCTGATTGATAATATTTCTCTTGTGCCTTCTTCAACAGTTATAATGTAAGGAAGTTTTATTCCTGTAATATCACCATTAGGTCCTCGGTCCTCGAACCCCTCTAAATCAAGATTGGTATGAAACTCAAGGATCGTGTACATATCTTCGGCATAAGTTTTCTTTGTGCCATCTAACATTCTTTCTTTTTTTTCTACTTCTGTCTCTGATGAATAAGGTTTTGGTAATTCTATGTCTCTATAAAAACCTGCCACTTGTTGTTTCCTTAAATCATTTTCAGAAATTTTTATTCTGTGAATAACGGAATCTGCATCTTCTAAACTTGTTGCATTATACGGAACGATCAAATCATCCGCAGGTACAAATTTAGAAACGGTTCTGCCTAAAAGGTCATCGTAATAAACTTTCTTAAAGGCAGAACCCGCTAGAGGGAGATAGAAAAGCATTTGATCAAACTCAGGTTCATATTCTTTCATTTGATCCATAAGTTGATAGTTCATAAATTCTTTTACACGATTTGCTTGGTCGTTTTTCTGTGGCGTGGGTAACCCTATAGTTCTTGCTCTTACTGGACCATCAGCGGGTAATAATTCTTTGTAAGCTAATGCTTGAAACTGTGTTACCGCTTCTGCTAGTACAGGGTGCGTGGCACCCGAAGCTCCTTGAAAGGGTTGAGACATGTTCTCGTATTTAAATCCTAATAGATCTAAACCTTTTGCATAACTGTCTTCCCAATCTTTTCTTGAAGTTTTAAACTCCATATAGTTTTGAACTAACTCTGAACCGAGTGGATTTAAAACTTCCTCCGGTAGTAACTCAGCTAAATTATCAAAGTGACTTTGACTTTGTTCTTGATTAAATGCACCTGGTTCAAAATTAATTTCAACACCTCCATCCTCTGTAGGTGTAATCTCTGTATCACCTTGTTTAGGTAATTCTTCTTGAATTTCAACTTCAGTTTTTAACTGTTCGTCTACGCCTGGTATTTTAACTTCTTGCTTTACGTTTGGTAGCGCTTTGTCTATTGCCATTGTTTTTCTCCGATTTTACAGTCTTAACAGTATTATAATCAATATTCAAGCCTCGCGGCACAGGGCCAGACTTCGGTGGAACTGTTCTAGTTAATTTAGTTTTTACCATTACCAATAATATTTGTATCGCTTCTTAGGTTTAGCCTCTTCTTTATAGTCATCGGGGTGATTAATCAAGCCTCCATCTCTAAAACGCATGATAGCTTGAGTCGTTGAATCTACTAAATCATCATGATCACCATAAGGAAAAGCAGCACATTCTTCAATAACCTCTTGAGCAAACTCTCTGTTTTTAGGAGCAAATATTCTACCCGACTCAAAAAGAGGTGCAACAGCATTGACTCTAGCATGTTTATCATTTCCACGATTAGGGGTAAAATCTGCAACAGGTATTCCCATTCTTCTTAATTCAAATATCAAAGGCAATCCTGCAGCTTTTGCTTCAATTAAAACAGTTTCAGGTTTCCAATAACGATATTGTTCCATAGCAACTTTTTTTAAATCAGGAAACTCATATCTTCCTTTTATAGAATCAATTAGCATAATAGATTGAGGCGAGTCATCGTTCTCTCTAAAAACGCCCCATGTTGTAATGGCTGAATAGTCTGCTGTTTGTTTTCTTAAAAAAGCTGTATCGTAAGATTGTATTACATGTTCAAGAGGAGGTAAGTCTTCGAACTCCCAATCTTTCCACCATTCTCTTTTAATTAAGGCACCCTCATCAGAAGTTGGATTTTGCATATACTGTGCATTCCATTTACTTACTCCTGCGGAAGCTTTAACAGCTTCTAGATCTTCTAACTTCCAATACTCAGGCCAACAAGGTTTTCCGTTTGGCATAACAGCAGGAAACTCTACAAGTTCCCATTGATCAGCTTTATCTTCTGTTTGTGCTTTGATTAACATAGATGTTAGATCTTTAGTTGACCAACGAGTCATAACTAAAACAATTCGACCACCAGGTTGCAAACGTTGACGAGGGCCTGATGTGTACCACTCGTATGCTTTTTCAAAAGCATTGGGTGAGTTTACATCTTGCTCGGAATGTGGATCATCAATGATTAATAGATCTGCACCTCTACCTGTCACCGCACCTTGAACACCGACTGCAAAATATTCACCACCTTGTGAAGTGTTCCATCTTCCTGCAGCTTTAGAGTCTTCTTGAAGTCTTGTAGCAAAGAGTTGTTGATAATCTTGAGAATCAATTAGATGTTTTGTTTTACGACCAAAGTTTACAGCTAACTCTGCTGTGTGAGTTGCTTGAATTATTTTTAGTTGAGGAAACTTACCAATCATCCAAGCAGGTAAATAAGTAGATGCAAATTCAGATTTGGTATGTCTTGGTGGCATATTAATAATCAATCTTTTACATTCACCACTTGCAAGGCGATTAAATTTTTCAGAGATAACTTCATGATGATATCCGTTGATAAATCCAGGCCACATATGTTTTACAAACTTTAAGAAGTCTCCACGCCTCTCTTCAGCTTGTTGCATTCTATAGCCTAGCTTAATTTTTTCTTTAAGCTCTTCGCGCTTCGCAACATCTTTAATTTTATTCAGACTTTCAATCGTTATGCTCATATGGAACCAAAAACTATTTTACAGCAATAAATGTGTAAATCAAGCAATATAGGGGTATAGGCTAGGATCCCTTTTTGTTTTTGGTGGATTGATTAAAATAAAAAGTTCAAATTTTCAAAACGACTTGGTACCTCTATGCGCGCGAAGCGCGCAATGGGTGGGCCCCGCCCACATGCTCTTCTCTCAGAAAAGGCGACCCAAAATGGTCGCCTAGTCTATTGACATATCCTATAAAATCCTAGCCGTAGAATTTTTTATAGTAGTATTCCCATTCTCTATCTATTTTCTTATTTACTCCATACTTTTTGAATTCTTGCCAAGATTTAAAAAAACAATCTCTGCAATTTCCAAAATCAGAAATAAAATCTTCAAAAGAATTAGTGTAAAGAGGGTTAATCTTTTTTGCTCTTTTATATATTTCTTTAATTGTCATATGCAACTTTCTGTCCTAGCAAGTCAATTGCTAAAACGTTTTTCTCGTGCCGTGTACACCAAAGCTGAAAACCTTTTTTAGTATAACCGAACTCGAACGACGCATAGTCTCGTGGCGAGATATTCTCGCCACGTTCCTCGAGACATTTTTTACAATGCATAAACATTTGTATTTTGTTTTTCATTAGCAAATCTCAAAGCCTCCACTATTTTCTGCGAACTCTGCAAACTCTTCAACATGGCTCACGGAAAACGGATAATTAGCCTCCCATAATTTTTTCTCATAAAGACTATCCCATTCTTTTTTATCTTCTTTGGGATAGTCATTAGGTGCTACATTGTCCTTGCCCATTTTTTTCTCAACAGATCGTTGCAAAGCGTCTAACTGTTTATCTACTCTTTTGTTATAACCCTCTGCAAGTTTTCTTGCTTTCTCATAATCATCAGCATATTCTTTTGTATGCTTTGTTTCTATGAGATACTTTAGTTGGTTAGCGATTTCTTTTGCTTCTTCTTTGCTAACTTTGTGGCCATCGTTATTATTCCATCTTGCTACATCATCTTCATCAACACAATTAGTGTATTTAATGACATAGTTGGCTAAAGGTCTCCACGACCACACACTAGAACGAAAGTAATCTCCAACAACTTGACTTTGATATTCGTCAACTTTCTTGAAGTGTTCTTTCTGTTCTTCTTCGGTTGCTTTGCTCCAATCCAACTTAGGCTTAACTGCCTTTTTAGGATTGTTCGGATTTAATCCGTATAAATCAAAACCCATATTTACCTCCTTGTTATATATTTGCTTTGATTTGTTTATCCTATTAAATCCTATAATAATTGCAAGAAAATAATTTGTTCATTTTGGGTTTTTTATTTTTTCTTTTTTTAGGGTGGGCCCCGCCCACATGCTCTTCTCTCCGACCCGGAATGAACGTGATATTTATGCAACACTGTTCATTTTGAGTTTTTTATTTTTTTTATATGGGTGGGTCCCGCCCACATGCTCTTCTCTCCGACCTGGAATGAACGTGATATTTATGTAACACTCAGTGTTGCATTTATGCAACACTGAGTTTTTTTACAAGTTATGCCGACACCAAATCTTTCCAAGATTTCTTATCAGCATGGACAAAGGACTTGAAAAAAATTTGTTGTACTTTGTATTGAGTTTTGCACCAGTCGTAATCTTTTGGTCCTATCTCCAACAAAGTGTCCTTTGCATCCTTGCATTTTTTCGCATCTTCTAAATTATTAAAAGAACCTTCAACTTCAACAGTTGATTTATAACCATCTGAAAGCGTTTGCTCTTCTATCTTTAGAACTACGAATTTAACATGTACATTGTCCATAATATTATTCCTCCTTTCATACTTGACATAATAGGATATTCTGCTATGGTTGTCAAGTATGAAAGCAAGAAATGAAAAACAAATAAATTTCCCATTTCCTGAAGCGACAAAGGAAAGAGAAAAAAGCGTTTTAGAGTGTAGAGCAAAACGTTGCTCTAACATTTTAAGATCTGACTATCAGTCTAAAAAAGACCCTCGTTATTGTTTAGACTGTATGCCTTTTTAATCATGGAGTTTACTTTGATTGATTGGATAATAGTTGGAATTGTAATCAGCTACATTTTTTTATTTAAAGTGTAGCAACTTATTGGGCGCAATATCATTAGATCACTGCGCCCATTGAGCCCTGAACCATTGGGGGTGGACCGGTTATATTACTTCGATGGTTCTGGGGTCAAGAAGGCTGGCACATTAATAAGTGTCTATGTAACAAACGAAAGGGTCAGCTTGATCTAAAAGGTGTCGTGGTGCCATATAACTGATACACCACGCTAGTAGCGGGCTAGTTCCCTTCCGCCGGTAGCACAGCCGAAACCGGGTTGAAATAACCTGTACTAGTCTGCCCTGAGGATCGGGCGGGCCCGGAGTGCAAACTACAAGCAGCAAGCTCGCTGCCTTTTTTATTAAACTCAAAACGAACACTTAAAAATAAGTAATTTTTGGAAATCGTTTTTTTACGTGTATCTATATATACATGGATACAGACATACAGAAAATAAGAGAACCACCGAATTTAAAAATTTTTAGGGGTTAATAGGTTTGCGGAACCAAGCTACTACCTAAAATATGGTTGAGGTAGGTGTATACCCTCGAGTGTAGCAACTTGAGTGATCTTACCTAGAAGCGTGAAGCGAGAAGAGAATTAAACGCGGATTTAATTCTCTTCAACCATTTTTTTTAGGGTGGGCCCCGCCCACATGCACTTATCCCAGAACCCGGAATGAACTAATTTTTTTATTGACACTTATCCTTTAATATCCTACAAACGAATCAACGAAAGGACTAATATGAAAATAATTGAATATAATGGGAAAGCTATTAAGCTGCCGTTCGCGGTTGGTTTGTCCGAAGACCCAACAGCTGAGGAAGAAATCAGAAATAGATTCGGCGGTGAATCATGCACGTTGCCTGGATTTGCTGTCGCTGTCTATGATGTGATTTTAGGTAGTGAAGTTATAGCTGAACATGACGCTGACGCGGTCAGAACCATGAGGAAGGGTTTGGATTGGTTCAGAAAATATTTCCCAAAACAATACATGACGCTGCTAGACTAGCAGCTCAAGGACCAGGCAGCGCTACCTCCAGCGCTGCCTTTTTTTATTTTTTTTGGTGGGCCCCGCCCACAAGCACGCACCAGGCTACAAGCCACAAGCTACAAGCTAAGGGTGGGCCCCGCCCACATGCACTTAACCCGGAATGAACACAATCAATTTGACAGATCTACGAATCTAGGATATTGTAGGAGAACAGTAAAAACCATACGCTATACGCGGGGATCGATATACTGATCATCAAAAAGCTTTTACTGGATATAGGTACCGGGTCACTTAAGATCCTGCGCAAACGCGCCGCCGAGACCCTGGAGCTGCACCATGATAAAAACCCAGCGCTTGGTGGACCTGGGTGTTCCAGGGTTATGGTTTAAAATGAAAGGAAAAAGATGAGTGCATATAAAAAAGCAAAAGAGCCCTGCCATGAGCATT